CCTAAAAATATCTCCGGAGGGGTTTTTCTGAGAACAATTCCAACATTTCCCTCCTGCTTTTCGCAGAGTCTTTAACTTTTTACTGGTAGACCGGTTTCTCCAAATGGTGTAGGCGTTTTCTCCTCTTAGTAACACTACCATAAGTTGGGCAAAAAGGTTAAAGACTCTATGAAAAGCAGGAGGAAGTATACTGAGAGGAGGTGATTCTGGTTGCGTAGAGTAAACAAGGTAGTCCCCAAAACCAAAGGTGCTGGTACACTGGCCGAAAAGAAACCGAGATCGAGTCCTAAACGGATTTCCAAAACTCCTGAGCATCGAGAGGCTGCCATAATAGCAAAGACTTATGATTTGGCGGAAAGACAAATTAACGACGGCTCCGTTTCTTCCCAGGTTATGACCCATTTTCTAAAACAGGGAACCGTTTTGGCTAAACTCGAACTCGAACGTCTGCGCCAGGAGAATCTCCTTTTAGCGGCCAAGACAGACTCTCTGAAATCAGCCAAACGCTACGAGGAACTAGTTACAAAGGGACTGGAAGCACTGATGAAATACGGCAGGGCCAACATTGTTAGGAGAGACGATTCATGACCGAACGACGCACTTATACCGAGCTAATGGAATGCGTGACGTTTCAAGCCCGTTACTCATATTTGAGGCTTTCGGGTAGTGTCGGTTCTATAACATTTGGCTTTGAAAGGTTTTTGAATCAGGATTTCTATCGGTCACGAGAATGGCGAGATATTCGACGGCATGTCCTCATACGAGACAACTTCTCGGATTTAGCTTTCCCTGGACAAACTATACATAGTCGTCATGTCGTGCATCATATGAATCCCGTGACAATTGCTGATTTTGAGACCGATGTTGGATTGATTTTAGATCCAGAGTTTCTGATAACCGTCCATCCGGATACACATTTAGGGATACACTTTGGAAAGATTGACACGCCTCAAGTCGCGCCAATAATCCGTTCGCCGAATGACACTGCACCGTGGCGGACTAGTTTAAATATGAAAGGAGGTTTTAAATCAAATGAGTAATAAAAATAATAGGCCATTTCAAGATTTTAAAAAGCACCAACGGCCTGATGCGCCGGCGGTTCCCGTTGATGCCACACTAGTTGACGACAGCATTCGCGAGCAAGCCGAGCTTTTTCCTGTGCCGGCACGTATTCGAACCGTCAAGGTTTCGAATACAAGTCTCCTGAACATTCGCGAGCAAGCATCTGTCACCTCGGGAATTGTCACGGTTGTTCCTTCAGGGACAGCGTTCAAGGCTCTTGAAGATTTGGGCGATTGGACAAAAGTTGAAAGCCTTGATCTAGGTAAAACGGTTGTCGGCTATGCGTTAACCAAATATCTGGGAGCAACCTAATGGCCGGTTTCGATCAAACAAACTCAATACTGGATACGGTTAAGAGTTTTCTTGGGATCACAGCCGAAGAGACAGCTTTTGACACTGACATCGTTGTTCACACGAACGCGGCTCTGGTGGTGCTTAACCAACTTGGAGCCGGTCCTGAGGCTGGTTTGGTTGTTCTGGACGCAACCCCGACCTGGGTTGACTTTACGACAGATACGAGAATACAAGCGTTGGCTGTCATCTATATCTGTCTGAAGGTTCGTTTAGGCTTTGACCCGTCCGCGTCTGCTACGATAACCAAAACCATCCAAGAGCAACTTACTGAGCTTGAACATAGATTGCTGGCGATAACGGATCTTCAGTTCGCGCCGCCAGTCATTGAAGGAGATGAGACTTATGAATAGATATTGGACATATGAGGGCTACCTGGCTCATTACGGAGTTCCTGGTATGAGGTGGGGAATCCGTCGCGCGGCAGGAGCCATCGGTACTGCTGCTAGAAAGCTTGGTGAGCGTGTAAGAACGAATGCTGCTAAGCGAGCATCCCATCCAGACCGTCGTTTACTGGAAACTGCCCAGCGCAATGGAAAAACATACATGACCTATCGCCAGAAAGCCAACATTGCAAAACGGCAAGCTGACGAGGTCGATATCCGAATTGCGCGAAAGCACAAGATGATCGTCGACAACGGCAAAGCCGTGCGCAAGATGTCGAACGACGAAATATCGGCCATTCTGAAGAGTCCCAAGCTGCAAAAGTCGCTCTCTGATCTAAACGATAAGCAGATGAAGAATGCCCGAACCACTGCAGCCGTGGTTTTAGGATTATACGGCGCACTTATTGTCGGAGCCCGTATCGCTGGCGGTAACCGCTAGGAGGCTGAGCTATGAGATACGGATATTTGGCCCATTACGGCATTCCTGGTATGCGTTGGGGCATCCGACGAAGCAAGCAGCAATTGATTGTATCACGCGACCACGCCGAAGCGAAAACATTGCGTACTAAGAAGCCCGAACAGCTCAGCAACGAAGATATGCGGAAATTAACAGCACGGATGCAACTCGAGCGGTCATACAAGGATCTGAGCAAGAAGGAAGTAAGTGCAGGTCGTAAGATCGTTGGCGATATTCTAATCGCATCCGTTAGCGCAGTGGGCACCTACTATGTCACCCAAGGTCTTAAGGTGGCTATAAACAAGGCTTTGGAGAAGGTGGGTGTGCCTAAATAAAAAAATATAGGTTAGGCAGGAGCTACCGTGACACTATCAAATACAGCTGTTCCAACCTATTACGGATTATTTCGTGATAAAGTTTTAAAAGGCGAGATACCTGTATGTCGAGAGATATCGCTTGAGATGAATAGAATCGACGCCCTAATAGCTAATCCCGAGGTTTTTTACGACGCTGACGCTGTTGAAGGTTGGGTCAGTTTTTGTAACGAGGAACTCAGTTTAACTGATGGCTCGGACATGGAGCTCCTGGATAGTTTTAAACTTTGGGGCGAGCAACTTTTTGGATGGTATTACTATGTCCATAGAAGTGTGTTCGAACCAGGAATCGGTGGACAAAAAGGAAGATTCGTTCAAAAAAAAATACTTAAGCGATTGGTCAATAAGCAATATTTGATAGTCGCTCGTGGTTCAGCAAAAACGATGTATCTAATGGCCGTCCAGGCTTATTTCCTTGTCGTCGATATGCAAACAACCCACCAAGTAACAACCGCCCCGACCATGAAGCAAGCGGATGAGGTTATCCTTCCGTTCAAGACCACTATCACACGCTCGCGTGGACCACTATTCAAATTCATGACTGACGGTAACATACATAGTACCACCGGTAATAAAGCCAATAAGGCGCAATTACTATCGACTAAAAAAGGTATAGAATGCGCTCTTACTGGATCACTTTTAGAAGTCAGGCCTATGTCTATTGACAGATTGCAAGGCTTACGTATTAAAGTGGGTACGGTGGATGAATGGCTTTCCGGCGATATTCGTGAAGATGTTATCAGCGCGCTTGAGCAAGGTGCATCAAAATTAGATGATTATATCATCGTCGCTGCAAGTTCAGAGGGAACTGTTCGAAATGCTAGTGGCGACACCATGAAAATGGAACTGCAACAGATCCTAAAAGGTGACTACATAAACCCGCACGTTTCTATATTTCACTATAAACTGGATTCCATAGATGAAGTTGGTGACCCTGAGACGTGGCCGAAAGCTAACCCGAATATAGGAATAATAGTTACATACGAAACGTACATGCTAGACGTAGAAAGAGCCGAGAACACTCCGTCGGCTCGAAACGATATTTTGGCTAAACGGTTCGGTATACCTATGGAAGGCTATACATATTTCTTCACCTATGAGGATACGTTGCCGCATCGTAAACAGGAGTTTTGGGGGATGCCGTGCGCGTTGGGTGCCGATCTGTCACAAGGGGATGACTTCTGCGCATTTGCTTTTCTGTTCCCGCTGTCTAGGGGACGTTTCGGAGTTAAGTCCCGTTGCTATATCACATCGCTGACTCTTCATAAATTACCAGGTGCTATGCGTGAGAAATATGAAAGATTTATCGCAGAAGGTAGCTTGATAATTATGGACGGTGCGGTTCTAGACATGGACAAGGTATACGATGACCTTGACCAGTACATATATCAGAAAGTCGTAGGCTATGATATACGTGCATTCGGTTACGATCCGTACAATGCTGCGGCATTCGTGGCGCGTTATATTCGCGAAAACGGAGAACACGGTGTGGAGAAAGTTATACAAGGCGCTAAGACCGAGTCTGTGCCATTAGGCGAACTTAAGACTATGGCCGGAGAACGTTTGTTACTATTTGACGAAGAAATAATGTCTTTCGCCATGAGTAATTGTATAACTCTTCAGGATACGAACGGCAACCGTAAATTGCTAAAGACAAGATACGCGAACAAGATAGACCCCGTTTCAGCGCTTATGGACGCCTACATAGCCTATAAGTTGCACAAAGACGACTTCTAGTAATCTTTAAATATGAAGGAGGAGTTCATGTGAGTGATGCAACATTGTATCCATTACGAACCAGAATCCGTAATGCGTTTAATTCGTTTATGAGACGTAGACCGGAAGTACAAGAAAGACTCGATTCCTCAGCTTCTGGTGGATCCACGCAATCGTACCCTCGACATCGAGTCCGCATGTCCGTGACAAATCAACGAAACATGATAGCTGCGATATTAGCTCGTGTCGCGATCGATGTATCGTCGGTTAAAATGCGTCATGTCAAAGTCGATAAAAGTGATCATTTTGTAGTAGGTGTCGACAGCGAGTTGAATCGTTGTTTAACATTAGACGCCAACATTGATCAGAACGCACGCGCGTTCTTCATGGACGTAGTTATATCCATGCTTGACGAGGGACATGTAGCTATAGTTCCGGTTGACACGGACGAAGACCCGTTGGACACCGAAGCATTCGATATATTGTCTATGAGGACTGGAAAAGCA